TCTACTTCTCAGGCTGTACTAGATACAACTTCATTAGAAGATACAGATCGAACAATTATCCCAGGAATAAGAAGTTTTTCTGGAACGGCAAGACTGGCATATCATCAAGCATCTGCTGGATCGGGTGGTGATGTAACTACTTTGCTTCAAAAGGTAATGGGAACAACTTCTTTCCCTACTTCTGTTAGTGCTGGTGATGGTACAAATGATGTAGCAACAGAAGTTACGTTTGAATTAAAAATTGCTGATGGTAGTTCAAATGGCAGGAGAGTTAAATTTAGTGCATTTATTACTTCGTTTAACATGAACGTAGCAATAGGAGAAGTTATAGAAGCAGATGTAAGTTTTGAAGCTAATGGTGCTCCAATGATTGTTGATATGTAGATATGGGTGTTTATTTTGGTCAATCAGGAGAAATTGCTTTAAAACGTGATTCTCTACAAGAAGCTTTAAAAACAAAGCTAGATCCTTTTGATGTCAATACATCAAAGAAAAGATTTAGCGTTGACTTTGCTGATGGATCGTTATTAACAGGAGATCAAATAGAAATTGAAACCGTAGATGGTTCAACATTAGAACTTATTAATGGACATAATTTCCCTGATGCAAAAGCTTATATTCATGTAGATCAAGCTGGTGGTATTCGTTTATATAACACCTTTGGTAAAGCTTTA